ACGAACAATCGGCTGAACCAACTAAATATGTAGTCGTTCGAGACGGACATAGAGTTTCTGATAGAGACTTTCTCGCATCCAGTGATGAGGCAGCAATTGCCGAATTAAATTTTTGGAAACGTGTATCAAACCGTTTTCCAGACGGAACAAAAATAGAAATTGTACCTTTTAATAAAAAAATCCACCGAATCTACTAAATATTATGGAAACTCAAGAAAAGACGATGATTGTAAATGATGAACTATGTATTCTCAATAAAGAGATAGATAGTGAAATGAGTAGAATTACAAAATATGGACAAGTTCCTACATTTTATGAATCTCGTCGCAGGTGGTTGAAAAAAAGTAAATACGAATCTCCCAGCATACTGCAAAAATTAGAACAAGCCGTCACGGTAGAAGAAGTAAAATCTATATTAGAAATCGGCGCGGCTTATAAATCGGCTTCGTCTGGAACTATAATAAAGTGGCAAAAATTAGCAGATAAACGCATTCGAGAATTGAATGTGTAAATACGGGCATCCGTGTCAATAGGCAAAATAATCATTAGAAAGATGATTTATTTGTATCTATAGACATTTCTTAAAATATTTATTAGCAACATAATACCGATTATGGCTAATAAAGAGAGAATAAAGAAATTAGCTAAATACAGTCTCCCGTCAACCAATAAGGAACTGTTGGGTTTTATCAATTCCCATCGTGTCCCAATGATGGAACAAACCATAGCATCTATAGCCTACGCAATAGAAAATGAATTACCTATGGTGGAAGTATTTCAATTCGACGAATCTGAGTTTGTTATTACCCTATCCGAAAAAGACTACCTAAACAATATAAATAATATCTATCAATTCTATATGGATGCAGAATTGTATGAATTATGTTCTAGGGTAGTTGTACTCCAAAAATTTCTGTCAGAAAAACAAATATACAATAATGAAAAAGAATCGACAAAAAAATAAGGTCAGTAAGGATAATAGTCCTGTTATTCCACAGAGAAACAAAATTAATGGTAATCTTAATATATTCAGAAGAGAATTGACTGAATATCAACACAAATTTTTAGATATGGCATTCGATAAAGATACTAAATTGATGTTCGTTTCTGGTCCAGCCGGAACTTCTAAAACCTATCTTTCCGTTTTGGTTGCTCTAATAATGTTAAATGATAAGAGAGTCAGTGATTTAATCTATATTAGAAGTGCCGTTGAGAGTTCCGATTCAAAATTGGGATTTTTACCTGGAGAAGCTGCTGAAAAAATGTCTCCATACATTCAACCACTATTGGATAAAATGATTGAATTATTGCCAAAATCTGATATAGACCAATTAATGAAGGATGACCGAGTGACTGCAGTACCTGTTGGATTCTTGAGGGGATTGAATTGGAATGCCAAAGTTGTCATTGCTGATGAAGCTCAGAATTTAACACAAAAAGAATTAATCACGTTGATTACTCGTATCGGAGAATTTAGTAAAGTATTCGTTTTAGGAGATCCAGACCAATCCGACATCAATAATAAGAGTGGATTTGTCAAAATAATGGATACTTTCAACGATGAAGACAGTAAAAACAATGGTATAAGGGTATTCAAATTTACCGAAAACGACATTGTTCGTAGTGGATTGGTTCAGTTTATAATAAGAAAGTTAAGAAAACCGTCGTAACTTATTTAAATATTTTTATATAGACTCTTTATTTTTGATAACGTACATATTTATTAAGGACAATTATATACGTTAATCTATGTCGAACCAAAGAGTATCGCAACTTGTAGAACTTACTGCTGGAGAAATATCATCAGTCGATTTATTTCTTATAGTAGATTCTAGCGCAAGAGAATCAAAAAAATTACAAGCTAGTCAACTACTTTCTTATATCGTTGCTAGTGGAAGTTTTACAGCCGTTACAGCTACCACTGCTGCAACCGCGTCGTATATTAATCCCAGCAACGTAGGATTGATTCCCAGTGCGTCTCATGGAATAACGTCCAGAACAGCAAGTTACGCTTTAACCGCAGGTAGTGCGACTACATCATCGTATGCATTAACGGCCTCCTTCCTAAGTGGTTCAAATACTCCAAATTTGTCTGTTAGTGCATCATTTTTAGTATTTTCTCCATCCGTATCGAATGGAACCTCATCATTTTCACGAACAGCTTCAGTCGCTTTAAATGCTTACAGTTCTTCATTTTTAATTTATACAGGAACAGCTAATGGAACGGCATCTTATGCTATTAAAGCCTCTCAAGCTGATATAGCGACTACTGCTTCTTATTTTAATCCGATTCCTAATAGTGCTTCTTTTGCTACGGCATCTTATGCTTTAGAAGCGATGCATGCTTTCGATGCAGATACGTGTGATGTGGCTACATTAGCAGCCGCTGCTGATTTTTTAAATTATGATGGATTTACTCCTAATGGAACGGCATCTTATGCCTTGGTAGCCGTGTCGGCATCATTTTCTTTAATAAACATAACGTCGTCTTATACTGTATTTGCTGTATTGGCTGAAACTGCATCATTCTCAGCGACATCTTCGTTATCTACCACGGCTTCTTATTCTAGGACATCTTCGTTAGCTGTAACAGCATCATTCTCATTGACATCTTCTCTCTCCGTGTCATCATCTTATTCGGTGTCATCATCGTATTCATCAATTGTTGTAGGAACATTAACTACTCTTAATTATACACCTACAATGAGCATTGATTTTAATGCTTCAATGTATCATAGTGCAAGTATCAGTTCTAGTGTATATCTCACCGGAAGTAATTTAGGATCTGTAAAAATGGCGAGTATAAAGATATTTGCGAGTGGAAGTAATTGTAATATTGGTTATCCGGCCGCATGGATATGGTTGGGAACGGCACCTATTGCTATTAGTGCTAGTAAAATTGGTGTAATTTCTTTAACATGTTATGGAAGTGCTGACAATGCTATAGTAGGAGGATTCTCAACTCAACTTTAATATGTTATGCTTACACAAACACTGTTTGATTTGACTTTTTTAACACTTACTCGGCCATCAACCGCGGCCGCAGCAGGAGAAACAACATTACCATCAGATGTCCAATTCGGCACTCTTGTAAGATGGTTCGATGCTGATTCGTATTCTGCGACTCGATCCGATGGGGATCAACTTTCCAGTTCAATGCCTTGGACAGATAAATCACTTAATACACAATCCTCAACCCCGGTTAATACTGCTAAACCAGTTTTCAAAACAAACCAATTTGGAACAAAACCAGCGGTATTATTTACCTCTCCTTTTGCCAGAATGAATCATCCAGCGACAATTACATTTGCTGGAGATTTCACTTTTATTATAGTAACTACGGGGTCTAATGACACTATTCTTATTGGTGAGAACGGATTAAATTATCAAGTAAGAATTTGTACAAGCGGAACAAACAAAAATTCGTTCTTTCCTAATGGCGGAAGTGTAATAACTTCTAATTTATTATCGGCGTCAATAGGTACCGGTAAAGCTAACGTTTGGATGCGTTCAGGAAGCAACGTTACATTCTGGGAAAATTCTGCCAGCGCAGGAGGAGGTTCAAACGGAGGAACGTATCTCACAGATATATTAGGAAGTGACGATGGAGGACCACTCAATAGTTGTAACGTTGGTGTGGTATTAATGTATTCTAATGCTATGGCAGATTCAGTATATTTAGATCTATACACCAACTATTTAAAACCCCATTTTAGTTTGCCTTGGTAAAGTAAATTATGGCTCAAATAAGAATAAGTCAATTAACTACGTTATCAACAATAACCGGCGACGATTTGCTAGTCATTGTTCAGAGCGGGTCTGCGGCCTCTCTTACCACCTTTAAAATATCTGTAAATACGTTGAATTCCGTGTATTTTTCTGTAAGTGCATCGGTATTATCTTCCAGTTTTTCACAACATGTGAAAACTTCTCCTACGGCATCAAATCTTATATCAGCGAGTTATTCGTTGACTTCTTCCACAGGAGAATTTTTAAAATATGATGGATCATTTAATGGAACGGCATCATGGGCAGTAAACGCTTCATCATCGACTTCAAGTTCTTTATCATTATTTGCAGTTTCTTCATCTCGAAGCATAACATCATCGTTTGCTATAAGAACAATAAGTGCTAGTTACGTAGCCTCCTCCTCTTTTGCTGCAAGCACATTATTAGCATTGACAGCTTCTACAACTATATCGGCATCCGTTGCTTTTACGGCATCTTATGTCAATGTGTCATTACAACAAAATTTTCCGAAGTGGTATGGACCTTTTACGGCAAGTAGTTATTCGGGGTCTATGTATGGATGGCAGGACCCAGTATTTAGAGGAATACCTATAATGGTTTTGTATGATGATACGAATTTAATATTTCAGGCATCAGCAAATATAATAAACAATGATGATGCTGATACCACTTCTCCTGGTGGACCACATTCTCTTCAATTAAGATGGAAAGAAATAACATCATCAACAAATCCAGGAGTTTATCAAGAACCAAATTATACAGATGAATGGGGTACAGCGGATGATATTATTGAAGGCACAACTTATTATGGTAACGGAGGATACAAAACTGTAATGAATCCTACATTTTTATTTTCAAAAAGTGGTGTAAAACGAGGATCTTATATTCTTTGGTTTGAATCAAAATTTTTCAAAAATACTAATATAACAAATAGAACTTACGGCACGATATTGACTGATGCTCTTTACACAAGCCCAAATACTCCGGTTGCCGTGGCAAACAATATTCAGATAGCTGCTGTTGGAATATGGTTCGACAAAGCACAAGCAGTAGATAACAACAATCAAATGGAATGTTGGATGTTTCCTTATAGTGGCGCCATACGAACAACGGTGTATGGTACTAGAGAAATAAAACAAGGAATATTGTTTGCTGCCACGGCTTCTGTGTCACATCGCTCTTCTCCTACTCCACACTATGATTATATAGGAAAATTATTTGGAGGAAAATTTGGTAGAGTTTACGCAATGCCATTCTTAGTTGATGATAATTCTATATCAAATAACATGTGTAGGACTTCATTTTACTATTATAGTGGTTCTGTAGGATTTACTGCATCGTTTAGTGCGTCAACATCGGGATTAAGTTCCGGAAATACGGTGGTTGGATTCTTAGGAAATATAGCAGGAACTTCTAAGTTGTGGCAAGCAAATTTAAATATATCAACAATAGGAATTCCATTGTCATCTATACCTATAAGGACAGATGTAAGTTCTTCGTGGGTAGCGATATAATTTATGGCAAATATAAAAATAAGTGAATTAAATAACCTAACAAGTGTTTCAGGTAATGATTTTATTGTCTTTACAGACAGTGGATCTACATTGGTAACATTTAGGATGCCTATTAGTTCTCTGGCCAATTATTTTTCAACCAGTGGTTCGGCTGCGTCATCAAGTTGGGCATCTAGTTCTTTATTTTCTATATCATCTTCTTTTGGAATTTCAGCAAGTTATGCACATAGAAGTTCTGTAGGATTATTTTTAAAATATAGTGATTTACCAAATGGTACAGCGTCGTATGCATTATTTGCTCCTATATCATTGACGAGTTCTTTTTCTCTACAGTCCAGTCAATCATTACGTTCGTCAACATCTTCTTATACCGAACGTGCTCAGACAGCAAGTTTGGTTGCTACATCTTCATTTGCATCAGTTTCACAAAATGTTAATTCGACTTTAACAGCACAAACATCAAGTTTAACAATAACCGCATCATACGTAAATTTAGATACTTCATTAAATATACCAAGGTGGTATGGCCCTATCACATCCAGTGCGTGGTCCGGATCTAAATGGGGATGGAGCGATCCATTAAATCAAGGTATTCCATTTATTGTTACAGAAAATAATTCTGATGTATTATTTCAGGTTTCTTCTAAAATGATATCAAGTAGGTTTGCAACGGATGGAGAAATGTTTACTATAGAGGCTAGGGTGTTGCCTATCACATCTTCGGCTCTGCCTGGTTATTATGTTAATCCAACTGCATCCAATCGCCCGAATGATGCCGATGATTGGGCTTACACGTTGTCGTTTTTAAATGATGAAATTGCTGGAAATAGAGTTTCCGGAAGAGATTATTTATTCATGTTTAGAAAGACATTAAATCAAGGATCTTATATCTGTTGGTTAGCAAGTAAAGTTTATGATAATTCGGGGATAAATACTGTAAACAATCTTCCTTTACAGGCTGTTCATATATCCAGCGGCACGGCTGTTTTTAATCGAGGTATTTTAGATGACTTAGCAACAGAATCGTTTAGTACCGGACAAAAAACCGCATGGTTAAGACCAATGAGTTCATCACACAAAGCTCTCATATATTCTTCAGGAAAAATATATCAAGGAACTATGTTAGCTCCAACATCTTCTCTTGGAAAGGAAACTGCTGGGCTTTCGGCAAACTGGGGTAGAATATATGCCTTCCCATTCTTAGTAACTACACAATCATTGGTCGCTGGATTTGTGTCGGCGTCGTTCACTTACAGAAGTGGTTCTATTGCTTCCAATCTAGCAAATATTTACTCAGCTAGTTTTAGCGCATCTACTTCTGGATTAAATGTTGGGGATGTAGCAGTATCATATTTAGGCAATATTCCTAATACAGCCACACACTGGACAACATCGGTGGTTGTTCAAGGAACGGCATTGTCCTGTGTACCTATAAGGACCGAAAAATCGTCGTCTAAATTTTAATTATGTCAACACAGATTAGTCAATTAACACAGTCGATAACATCATCAACAGGAAATGATTTCTTAGTGGTGATTGATAGTGGGTCTTTGACTTTATTTAAATCCGCAGTATCGAGTCTTAATTCTTGGTCGTTAGATAGTGGGTCATTTTTGTCATCGAGCTTTTCAAGTCAATCATTATTGACTGATACGGCTTCATTTATATTTACAGCAAGTTACTCAAAAACCGCATCGGTTTTATTAAATTTGTATTATGATGGAACAACATCTAATGGAACTGCATCTTATGCTTTGACTGCATCGTTGAGTAGAACCAGTAGTTTTTCAACTCTATCTATTTCATCTTCCTATGCTATAACTTCTTCCTTTGCTCCTTTAGCAGCCAATGCAGATAATGTATTTTCTACATCCTATGCATTATTTTCTCCGACTGCTTCGACATCATTATATGCAGCAACATCTTCCTTTGCATTAACCGCATCTTACTATAATATTGATTTGGATTCTCTTGAGACAAGTTTTGAACAAGCTTACGGCCCATTTACATCAAGTACATCAACAAGTTCTGTTTGGTCTTTTGGGGATGCGTGTCAACAAGGAATTCCTATCATTATATTAAAAGATAATACCGATGCTTTGTTTAAAGTAAGAACACACGGTATGAGCGATGAAATAACCTCAGGAGATACCACATTTGGACAAAATGGATATTGGATTCATGAAGCCAGACTCTATCCTATAACCGAATCATCCAAACCAGGAATTTATAGGACTGCATCTCTCATGGATACATTGGGTAGTTCAGATTGTTATACTTATATTCGTGGACGATATACGGTATATCCGTGTTCATACGGATCATTTACTCAACTATTGGAATTTAAAAAGACCGGACTAGCAAGAGGTCAATACACCTTATGGGTATGTTCCAGAATGTATTCTTCAGCAGATCAAGCAAACGAAACTCTCTTTACCGAGAGACTACATTTTAAAGACGGCGACGATTTTGGTGCCATAGACACCGGAGCATATCTTGGAGAGGATTCGCTACCCACTCAAAACGCAGATACGACTGAACATGCGTTTAATGTCAATAGTTCATCACAGAAAATGATTGTGATTGCAAATAATCCGGTAATACAAGGATGTATGTTTGCTCCAACTGCCTCATGGGGAACTTCAGGAACAACATACAATTTTTATGGAAATAAAAGTGGTAATCATGGAAGAAATTATGTATTACCATTCTTAGTAACTACACAATCATTGGTAGCTGGATTTGTGTCGGCTTCATGTAATTTTTGGTCCGGATCTAAATACTGCACGGCTAGTTTCAGCGCATCTACATCAGGTAACAGTGTAAACGATGTCATTTATGCATTCAAATCATCATTGCCGGCAGTAGGTAATTTTTGGACGATATCAACAGTTGTACAAGGCATTCCATTATCGTCTATTCCAATCAGAACAGATAAAACAAGTTCTTGGATACCGTTTACATAATCTATGCACGATAAATTATTTAATAAAAAGTTTTCGTTTGTATTAGGATTAACCGCTCTATCGGTTGCTCTTTGTGCAGCAGCCTTTTCTGTTTATGGAATAGGAACATTATTCATAGGCGTAACTATATCTGCCATGATAATGGCATCCGTATTAGAGATAGGTAAAATCGTCGCCACCACATTTCTTTACAGATATTGGACAAGAAGTAAACTTATATTAAGAATGTATCTTTCTTGTGCAGTATTATTATTGATGGTGATTACTTCGTTGGGTATATTCGGATATTTATCCGCTGGATACCAAAAATCATCTATAGAATTTAAAGTTTCTCAAGATAAGATAGAACTACTACAGAATCAGAAACCAAATCAAGAAAATACAATTAAATCATCCAGAATAAGGATAGAAGAATTGAATAAATTACGTTCGATGCAGGAATCTCGTTTGAGTGAAGTCTTGACTAATGCCACAATTAATAGGAATCCCATTCTGTTAAGACAAGTTCAAGAACAAACCGCTGCCATAATAGATCAAACCGAATCTAATATAAAGGATGAAAATACAAGAATTTTGAGAACTACCGACGAACTCTCAAAGATAGACAATAAAATAAATGAATTAAAATTAGGGTCGGCAGACAAGAAAGATATTCAAACTTTTAAATTCGTTGCTGATGCATTGGGATTAACTCTGGATACAGTAGCCAAATGGTTCATAATAATGATTATAGTGGTTTTTGACCCTCTAGCTATATGTTTGATACTTGCTTATAACGTATCTCTATATAGAAAAGAAGACGATTCGGTTCATGAACCAAAAGATTTATCCGATAAAATTGAACCAATCATAGAAACTACGGTAAATATTCCCACACCGAAAGAAGTAGTAACGGATACGAATAATACATCTAATGTTGTTCCATCCGTCCCATCCTCAGTTCCGGCGGTTCCGGCGGTAGTAGAACAACCCCAAGCTCATTACGATAATTTTGCTAAAGGATATTTTAAATGAGTATGTTTAATATAATTAGAAATTATACTTGACAAAAATCCGTTCGATAGTAAATTGAAATATAAATGAGTATTATTCCGAAGAAATACTATGTATGTGTTTGATTATAGTAATGTAACAAAATATGAATCAATCAGACATTAAAGAAGTAGTAGGACTATTGAAATATGCTTTAAAATCTAAAGAATGGGAGAGTGTTGAGGAAGCATTAGAATACCTCGGCGAATATCTCGAAGATCCTTTAGATGAATCGAGTTAAGTAAATATGTTATTGACAATTATTATTTTGTTGGTGTTATTGATGTCTTCATTATCACTCAACTATCTTTTATTTAAAGCAGGCCAACGACAGTTGGAACTTGTTGAGTTATACGAATCGTGGGTGTCGGAGTTTAAACAAGACGTTCAATCTACATTCGATAACATTAAAGAAATAGATCAAAAACAAATGTTTGAGAAAGATGATGATGTAGGCGTTATCTTTCAACAAATCTTTGAATTAATAGATAGATTAAATAAAAGAACTCATAACTTATCTGAAACAGAAGAAGAAACAGAAGAAGAAAAGTAATAGTTATTTTATGAAAAAAATCACCAAAGTAAAATCCAATAAAAAGAAGAAAACATCAAATGCCTCAGAAATTATTCAACGCCGGTATTATCAAGGCAAACCAAAAAGGGTTGTAGAACTTAATAAGGCTAAATTGGAAGATAAACTATCTCGTAAGGTTAATCCAAAGAAAATTCTAAGAAAAAAAGAAATTATACCTGTAGTAGATATAACTCCACCACCTATTCCTGCCGTAACAAAATCTATAGAATTACCAAAGGTCGAAGTAGAAAAAATATTAGAGAACGTCGAAAAGGAAGCAAAAGTTGTAGAGAAGGAAGTCAAGGCTCCATCGGTGAATAAAATGTATTTTACTGGTGATACAGAGTTAGCAATTGTAGATTATAATTTGGAACAGAACATGGATATAAGGAATAAGATATACAACGAAAGAATAAAATATCCGTTCGAAAAATTGGTGGAGAATGTATTCAATACATTTAAATTTACTTATTTTGATACCAGCCCTTTAAATATTCAAAAGGATGTTGTTGGATTTTTAGTATCGGTGTTGCATAAATTCGATTCTACAAAAGGTAGTAAAGCCTATTCTTATTTTTCTGTAGTGGCCAAACATTATCTGATTGCCTTGAATAATGGAAATTATAAGAGATTTAATCAACACGTTGACATCAGCGACGAAAAAGACGAAAACACCATTCAATTACAAAGCGAAGACAAATATTATAAAAAAACAGAGACAGAGGAATTTATGAGTTTGATGGTGAGTTTTTGGGAAAATAACGTCAATAAAATATTCACAAAACCCAGAGACTTAGAAATAGCAAACGCCGTAATTGAATTGTTCAGAAACAGCGATAGAATAGAAGCATATAATAAGAAAGCATTGTATCTTTACATCCGAGAAATATCTCAGTGTAAGACGCAACAAATTACAAAAGTGATAAACAAGATGAAACAATATCAGAACACGGTATCTCGTTCTTATATCAACGATGGAATTGTAAATGTAAATAATTACATTAAATCGTGACGTATCAGAATTGTAATAATAAATGGTGTAGAAAATGTCCGTCATGTTCCAAGGAATTAATATACAAAACACGATCAATTTGTTTACGAAGACACAATCTCCGTTCTTATTGTAAAAGTTGTTCACAAAAAGGTGATAGATCTTATTGGTATGGAAAAACCATGACACAAGAGACACGACTAAAAATGTCTAATAAAAAGATAGGAAAACAATTTTCCTGTATTACAAAAAATAAACTATCAAAAAGTAAATTAGGTAAAAATAATCCTTTTTATGGAAAAGAATTCACAAAAAAACATAGGGAAAATTTAAGAATAGCTGCTATAAGAAGGATTCAAGAACAAGGTAAAGTAGTAGCATACAATCCGAAAGCGTGTAAATTCATCGATGAATATGGAAAACAAAATGGATACGATTTTCAACATGCCATGAATGGCGGAGAAGTTGTTTTATCGGGCTATCCAGTCGATGGATATGACAAAAATAAAAATGTTGTTTTTGAATATGACGAACCGTATCATCATAATAAACATAGAAAACAAAAGGATATAGAAAAACAAAATAATATAATAGAGTCTATACATCCAAGTGAATTCATAAGATACGACGAAATAAATGACAAATTGTATAGGGTAATGTAAATAATTATATTAAGTCTTGAACTTATTGTGGTTCTATCTATTTATTAGGTATGGATATGAAGTTTCAAATATACGACGGCAAAACTTTTGAAGAGTTGTGTAAGGATATTGTTTGTAATCAAAATCAAAGAAAAGATCAGATAGAACTTCTCATTAGTGATTTAAAACCATTAATAAAAACCGTAAATGATGCTATGGCGGTGGTTCCTTTGATTAAACAGTATATAGATTCTGGAATCTCTAACGATGAACACCTTGTTCGTTTGGCTACAGTAATCCAAAGACTTGTTTCATCTAAATCAGAATCAGAGGGTGGAAATGGTTCTGCTTTCTTAACGGATGAAGAAAAAAATCAACTCTTAAAAGATATAGAAAAAACTGCCGGTGATATAAAAGAATCTTCAAAACAATCTTCAATAGTTGTAAAAAGTTTTAAGAAAGAATAACATGTTTTGGAAAAAAACACAAATTACTTCTAATGCGTCTCTTGATAATTTAGGAGCATTCAATAACAACGGAAAAAATTCAAATGCGGAATTCTATGAGATAGAACCGTCAATTGTTCTTGATATTATTCTGGATTCTTCACATCCCAAACTGAAGGATAATTTTTTGGATGTCGATGTTTGGCCGCCTGATGTTCAGGGTAAAAAACCAATTAAGACTGATATAGATTTATCTTGGGTAGGAAGAGTTCAAATAAGAAGACTTTATTCTAATAAAAGCGTAGATAAAGAAGAATTGGTTTGGGCCTCTCCGCTTGAATCTGGAATTTCAGAATATCCTCTAGTCAACGAAATTGTAGGAGTCGTAAAATATTTAGATAAATACTTTTATACCAAAAAAATAAACCTATATAATTTTCCAAATAATAACGTAGATTTTCAATTAGAATTGAACAATGGTGGATACATTGACCCTCTAAGCAATCAACAACGAGGTAACAGAGAAACGATAATTGATGATGGAATCCTACTAAAAAGTGATTATAAACCTTATGCCGGCCCACCTTCTACAACGAGAGTAGATGGAGGACAAGGATATTCAGGAACGTCAGGGAGATATTTTTTAGTTAATAATAGGGTAAGAAATATAAAACGACGTGAGGGAGATTTGATTTTAGAAAGTAGATTTGGTCAATCGATTAGATTCGGTGCTTATGATGATAATCGATCCAACGACAAGGGATATAGCGACGGATTTAAAGGATATGAGGATTATAAAGGAACAGGCATAAAATACAAAAATATTGATGGTAACTCCTATGAGGCTGGTGGAGGAAATCCTATGGTATTGATAAGAAATCGTCAACGTCCGTTGTCTCCTTCTAAAAACAAACCTATTAAAGTTTATGAAAATATACCTCCTGTTTTAGGTACAGAAGAAGAAAAAAATGTCGGCGGGTATATTGATGAAGATGTAAATAATGATGGTTCATCCATTCATTTGACATCAGGAACTACTATAAGTCAATTTGTAACAAACTGTATAAAGAAAATGTGGGGAAATGGTTCCGAAGAACAATCTGGAAACAATGGTTCTACCAAATTCATGTATCCAGTATTAAATGGAGATCAAATAGTTATCAATAGTGATAGAGTGATTCTATCATCTAAACGAGGAGAGATGTTTCATTTTTCTAAAAAGAGATATGCCGTAGTTACTGACGATGAATTTACTGTAGATGCTGTTAATCAGATTATAATGACGACTAACACCAAAACCGTCATAAATTCTCCGGCTATCTATTTAGGAGGAAATGACATTACTGATGAACCAGCGTTATTGGGTCAGACTACTATCAATTGGTTGTATGAATTGTGTAATTGGATGATAGAACATACACACTGGTATAAACATACACACAGAAGGAAAAATGTATCAAATGCTATTCCTGATAAGACTCAGATACCAGTTCAAGTAGCTAAATTAATTGCTTTGCGAGATAAATTGGAAGCATTGATGAGTAGAAGGGTATTTATTACAGGTGGAGGATTTGCTCCGGGATTTAATGGAGTAGATTTGGGTTCATCTTTGGCTCCAGCAGTTAAGATAAATGTATCTTCAGGACAAGGGGTTCCGGGTGGATGGAAGGGTAAAAATAAACGATAATCTTTATGAATACGAAAGACTTAGCAAAAATTATAAAAATAGCAGTCAAACAAGAAATAGACCGCTCGGTTAGAGGAATTATTAAAGAAGAAGTCACTAAGGCTATGGGAACAATCATAGCTGAATTAATCCTCTCAAAAGGAGACGTTCTTTCGGAAGTGGCTAACAACACTCCACCATCCCCACCAAAAGAAGTGATAAAAGAAGAAATTCAGAACCGAGTTGTACCAAAAATAAAGACTGGAAACTCTAAATTAGATGCGGTTTTACAAGAAACTGCCCAACGTCATACGTCTATTCCACAAGACGAGTCGGTAAGTTATTCTGATTTGGTTGGTAGATTTGATAAAATAGGTGTTTCGGAGGAAATTACAAATAATCCATCCCATCCAAAGACAAATATCGAATTTTTAAAACAAACTATTAGTACTCCCATGTCTTCTGACGCTCCCTCGTCAATAACAGAAATTCCCGGAGCCGTACCTGATGTTTTAAAGAATATATTCAAGAAAGACTATTCGGCTATCATGAAAAAGATAGACGAAAAAAAGGGAGTAGGTTCAGGACTTGTAGGCATGATGTAATTTATGTCTAACGATCAATCAGCAAAATCTCCCATCGGAATAACCATTCCTATCCGCGATAGTAACAATGGATATTTCGAACAGTCATTTGATACACTTACTCAAGTAAGGTCTAATATTTATAATCTTTTGAATACTCGACCAGGAGAAAGACGAATGCAACCTACATTTGGTTCTCGGCTTCACTCTTTGGTATTTGAACAAAATATAGAAGTTTTACCGGAAATCGCAGCAAATATAGTAAAAGAAGACATATCTATGTGGATTCCAAATGTAACTGTAACAAATATAACGCCTACTTTGCTTAAAAACGAAGAAAGACAAGGCGATATTGATATTTATAGATTAAGTATAAAGATAGAATTTATGTTGAATTTAACAAAACAGAAGGATACTGTAAATATTGTTGTAGATAATAAGAGATAATATGGCATCAACCACACAAAAGTCATTTCAACCCAATCAAAGGGATGTAAGGTATTTGAATCGAGATTTTTCTCAGTTCAAGGATTCCTTAATTAATTTTGCCAAGTATTATTTCCCAAATACCTACAAAGATTTTTCCGATGCCAGCCCTGGTATGATGTTTATAGAAATGGCCTCGTATGTGGGCGATGTTCTTTCTTACTACAACGATTACAATTTCAAGGAAGGTCTTATATTTGAGACACAAGAAAGAAAAAACATAGTCCCTCTTGCTAAATTCATGGGATACAAAGTTAAACCTGTAAGGGGAGCAACAGGAAAGATTGATGTGTTTCAATTAATACCGTCCACCGTCGTAGATGGGGAATATGTTCCTGATGAAAAATTTGCATTGAATATCAAAGATAACATGCAAGTATCCAATAACGTTGGAGCAACATTTCTTACTACAGTACCTATCAATTTCAATATAGATAATCCTCTTTCTCCTAGGGAACTCTCTGTTTATTCTAGGGATAGTACCGGTGTTCCTACTTTCTTTTTGTTAAAAAAGACTACCAACATCAAATCAGGAAAATTAATCACAAAAACCTTTTCTCTTGGTCAAGCAGAATCCTTTTTGAAGTTAGCATTGGATGAAAGCAACGTCATGGAAATTATTGATGTAAGAGATTCTGATAATAACAAGTGGTATGAAGTAGATTTTCTTGCTCAAGAATTAGTATTCTATGGAGTTCCAAATCAAGAATCGTTTGAAGGAAATCTTTCTCAATTTAAATCGACTACACCTAGTATTTTAAAATATTTGAGAACGGGTCGTAGATTTACGGTAAATGTTACCGCAGACAATCAGACATATTTGGAGTTTGGAGCAGGAATAAACAGTTCTACGGATGAACTCATTAGTTTGAGTTCACAACAGATTGGTGTAGGATTGTCAAATCTAAACAATACCAATATTCTGTTGGATCCTTCCAATTTTTTAAATAATGACACCTATGGATTGGCTCCATCTAACACAACCATGACGGTAACTTACACTATAGGTGGAGGCATCGAATCGAATTCCCCATCTAATTCTGTTATTAACATAGAATCTCTTTCGATAGAAAATTCTGTGGATGGTTTGTCTCCGGAAGAAGCTGATTTATTGAATACCGTTCAGACTTCTCTTAAAATAAATAATGATGACCCAACTACAGGAGGAAAAGGTTCGGAATCAATAGAAGAAATTAGGCAAAATGCCATGGCTTCTTTTGCTGCACAGAATCGTTCTGTTACACAAGGAGATTATTTGGTTCGTTTATATGCTATGCCTCCTAAATACGGAAGTATTGCTAAAGCTCAAGTTATCCCATACAATAGTTTGGATGTCAATGTCAATCAGATTTTAACAGGAACAGTTGACCAAAATAATAATTCCGTAGTCAATAATGATAATACCCAAAACTATTTTAGAAAGATTTCTTTCGATAGATCCAATCCATTTTCTATAAATATTTATGTTTTATCCTATGACGAAAATAAAAATTTAACAACAACCAACGATGCTTTGGTCAGCAATATATTAACGTATTTACGACAATATAGAGTATTAACAGACGGTATCAATATAGTTGATGGATACATTATCAATATAGGCGTGGAATTTTCTATTAGTGTATTTAAAGGATACAACAAAAAAGAAGTATTAGGAAATACTCTATTAACAGTAAAAGAATTTTTCAATATAGATAATTGGGATTTTTCACAACCCATCAATTTAAGTCAGTTAAGATTAGAGATTGCCAAGGTAGAAGGAGTTTCTGCTGTCGCTTCGTTGAAGATTAAAAATCTGACACCATTAACTACTAACGGAGAAGATTATTCTCCGGTTGAATATGACATTGCATCTTCTACAAGAAACGATGTCATCTATCCATCTTTAGATCCCGCTGTATTTGAAGTAAAGTTTCCGGATAAAGACATAAAGGGGTCAACCATTTAAGATATGCATCATTTTATTTTTCCAAGCAAAGATACGTACATAACAAACCGAGTTCCTTATGTTGAGAGGAATTTTGGTTTGGATGAAATGTTAATCATTGGAACAAATGACCAAGCTACTAGACAAGTAAATTCAACCAAGGATTTTCTATATAACAATGTATTTGTTACTAATTTTCACGTAGATAATTTTACTGGTACAATTCTTTCTGGGTCATTAGCCGGTACATCATCATTCGTTTCTGGAACTTTAGCATACAGTGGGTCAACAGCATTTACTGCTTCCTTTTTCTCTGGAACATTAACAGGAAGTTATATGGGATGGTTAACAGGGTCTTCCATATCGAGTTCTGCACACACCGGAAGTTTAAATAATTTCAGCGGAAGCATCGTCGCATCCAATATAATCGGTGTAGTAACCGGCTCGTTAAAAGCTGTATCTAATGGATTTTTGATTTTTAATGGAATCGTAAGTGGTTCTACAGGAGCAATAATTTCGGGTTCTATTCTTGGTATTGATACTAAAAATATCCAAAATGTAACTACCGTCACTACTAAGTTTATAAATCGAGCATTGGTTAAATTTGATATTTCTGCTATATCTTCTTCGGTTGCTTCCGGAGACATTCCAAATCCTTCTTTTAAACTCAAATTGGATGTTGCTAGAGAACAAAATTTACCTATACCATATACTATCTATGCATTACCTATCAGTCAAAGCTGGGAAATGGGCAGAGGGTATTTCTTCGATGGAGGAGACATCGACGGAACGAGTTGGACATACAAAAACTATAAGAGTGGTTCCAGATGGTATCCAATAACGTCTTCCAGAACCAATATAATTGATTTTATTACTCATCCTGAACAGGCTACAGAATCTTTTGCTAGAGGTGGTGGAACTTGGTATTCACAATACATCTCAAGTCAATCATTTAACTACCAAACTTCTGACATCAGCATGGATGTAAGTTCCATTGTCAATGGATGGATAAGTGGAAGTATTCCAAACGAAGGAATTATACTGTTGAGTAGCGACGAATTCCAATCTACCGGGTCTGAAATGCAATTGTTCTTTTTTAGTAAAGATACAAATACAATTTACATTCCTCGTCTTGATGTTGGATGGAGTGATTCTTCGTATATTACCGGAAGTACATTTACATCTAGCATAAATAAATACACTTCATCCGGAAGTATATTGTCTTACTTTAATGGTGGAACGGTCTTATTTGCATCGGTATCAGCAAGTTTAAGTGGAAGTTTTACCGGTTCTGCATACGTTAATGGAACAAATTTAACAGGAAGTATTGTTGCTACGGCAACCAACTCGGTATTAAGCGGAAGTCAAATTGTGGGAAATATCACAGGAAGTATAGTGACTCAATCTATTGAAGGAACCTTCTTGAATGGTAAATTAGCCGGCCGATATTTCACAGGAAGTAGTGACGGAACAAGTTCATTCAATGTAGTTTCTACAGGTAGTTACTTACTCAGCGGAAGCCGAGTGTCAGGAAGTTCCAATATCTATAATCAAGTTGTTTCGGATGTATCCGGAAGTTTGTTCGACGGAAGACTGTTGGGTATATATAACAACGGACAATTTACTGGAATATTAGAATCAGGACTACTTTCGGGATATTTCGTAACTGGAAGTTTAACAGGGTCGTATTCTACGAGTTCAGCAGTCACGGAATCAATAATAGGGTCCAGTAGTTTAGACGCCCTACAATTTAATCAACCGTTCACTATTGTAGTCCAAAATCTTCAACCAGAAGTTAAAGCCGGAAATATAATTAGGGTGGATTTGTTTGCTAGAAAAGAATTTCCGTTGAAAAACTTCGTGAGGGGAACGCAATTTAATCAATTTATTACCGCGAGTTATTTGCCTACATCATCTTATTATTCTATAAAAGATAACGAAACTGAAAAAATTGTCATAGACTTTGATAATTATACTAAAGTTAGCTGCGATCTAAATGGAAATTACTTCTTATTAGATACGTCTGGTTTACCTCAAGAGAGGTATTTCAGAATATTAATAAAGACCGAAGAAAGTGGAAGTATATATACCATAGATACAGGAAATACGTTCAAAGTAGTAAGATAATGATGATATGCCAGATTTCATGGAACAAATTAATGAGTTTACGACACAGGGCGTATTCGGCTACAAATTTGATGACGTTGGTAACGTTATTTTAAATCCATCATCTTCTATAATCCAAGAACATTTAGTATTATTTCAATTGACCAATACCAATTACAATGTAAATAAGATAGAGACTTTCTATGATACAGAATTCGTCGAATTCCAAAAACCAGTAGAAACATCAAGCGTCGTTCTTTCGGATCAAACACAATCTGAGATAGATGCTTTCAAGCGAGAAAACGAAAACTTGAAGACTCAATTGGGTAATATCATTAATGACTCAGAACAAAATTCGACATCAGCAGACAATCAATCAATAAAAGATATTATCATACAATTAAGGATACAATCAGGAGAAGGAAAAACCGAAGTTGACTTCGATACTGAATTCCCTTATTTACCAATCGACATAACAGATACTTAATCATGTCTATACCATATACAACATTAGGAAATGTAACAGGTAGTATATTTTCTGGTTCGTTTTTAAGCGAAACAGATACTCCTTTATTTTTTGATGGTAACGTCAAAGACGTGTGGTTCGGATTTTCTGCTAACGACGTAATCGAAGTTTCTGTGTTTAATCCCGATGATGACTCGATGGTTAAGTGGGGCATCGTAGAAAACAAAAAAACCTATAAGGATGTGACGTTGACTTATCTTGATTCATTAGATAATGTACAATCATTCACATACAGTCAATTACAAAAACAATTTATTCAATACAAGAACGACAAAATTTTAGTAGATTCACTCGAACATTTACATTCTTTGGGTATAACCGAAGGAAACTATAAATTAAGTTACGCCTTTAATAGATGGATGGCCGGAAACCCGGACAATACACTTTCAATAAAAGAGATTTCCCCATCAAGGAAAGAAATAAAACTGGTCCCATCAAATAAATCGGATCTTCAATATACAGCATTTTGTTTACAAAAATTTCCAATTAGTGATGTATCTCCATTATTAATTTCTTCCACGAATCAATGTCCATACGACCAAATTTATCAGAAAGTAAAAAATGACTATATCGCGGACATAAATTTTTTGAAGTTCATTTTCTTCTTGCAAGATGACGGAGCGGTATTATCATTTCTAAGAAATATCTATGAAGATTTTATTCAATACACATCTCTATCGAGTTCTCAGATAGAAGATGGTTCGGTACCAACTAAAATTATAAGAATTCAAGGAATTAGAACATATTTTGATAATTACTTATTAACGAATTACACAACTATTTCTGATTTTACTGGAGTAGAAAATAAATTCAAAGATTTCGTTAATATTAGACTTGATAAACGATTTGGACAATTTAGCGATCAACAAGGAGCGGATTATAAGGGGGCCAGACAATTCGTTTATGATTTTTTCGTTCTTCACTTCTACGAAAATGTTGTAAAACCATTAGAGTTTCTATATCAAAATAAATACAATTCGTTTTTTAAGAACGTTTTGAATTTCGGAAATAACAAATATTTTTCCATACTTGTTACTGGTTTCTTAGACGAAAGAGTTGTAGAGACGGATCCATTAACTTTGTTGATTAAATTGGGGTCTGAATTGCCTTCGGATATAGGTGAGAAAGACACATGTTGGGTATCTAATTTTAGCATGGTTCCGTATTTGTTTACAGCAAGGTTGAGAAATCCTGTAAAATTCAAAACAATAAAGATATCTCCACCAAATTATAATCTCGATACACAACTTATTAATAGAGAAAATTCTAATCAACAATTTTCCATAGAAGATTTAGAATATACTAATACAGATATAAGTAATAATATCACAATAAATCAACAACTTGCTACGTTAAATGTTGATTATACCAATTTTAGTAAATTCGTTGTTTTTTCGACGGTATCTGACAGATTGAATATTTTCAAAAATAAGATAAAACAGTATTATGCTTTGAGTGGATCTTTGGTCGCATTAGAATCGACCTATAGTGCGTCATTGTCATCTACGGTGTATCCTTATTATCAAAATTCAAAAGATACTCTCGATGTGCAAATTACGGAGTTGGTGGATTCTTTTGATGGTTATGATTCCTTCTTATTCAAACAAGGAAAATACGTTTACACCCCGGCCAACGCATCATTCGTAAGTTCAAGTTATGTGTCCGACCAAGATGTTTTAGCATCGGATTATGATAGAAACAATAGAGACTGTTTAATCAACAATACACCGGATTACATTAAATTAGATTCTAATAACGATGACTATTTGACGTTCATATCAATGATAGGTCATCATTTTGATAATATCTACACCTATATTTCTTCGGTTCCTATAGAAAAACAAGTTCAAAACGAATTAAGTTCTAGCTTATCCACAAGAACCTTACAAGAGATGCTTATTTCGTTTGGTTGGAGCACAGATGATATATTGGCTGATTTGAATGTTGATGAAGTCTATCTTAACAGTCTAAATTCGACTACATATAATGCTATTTCTGCGGAAGAAAGATTAAGAACCATCTGGAATAGGTTGTTGATAAGCCTTCCTGGAATTTATAAGACAAAAGGAACAGAAGAATGTGTTAGATACATTCTATCTTGTTACGGATTGCCTTCATCATTATTAAGTATAAGAGAATTTGGTGGTATAAATTATACAGAAAACTTCAAACAAACTTATGTAATCGATGATAAGATATACATGACCAAATATTCCGGAAATAATGACTTTATAGAAGGTCCGTTCTCTGATAATATAGAAACCGTGGAGTTTAAATTCTCCGTAGAAGATGCCAGCACATACACTTTACAAAAGTTTAATCCTTTATTTACAAAGTATCCATATTCTTATAACAATTTCCCTTCTCAGTCGTGGTCTATAGGATTCAAGAGAGTGGATGGTGAGTATTTGGGACAAGTAATGTTTGAAATGGGGTCGGGATCAACCGCAACAACAATAACCAGCAGTAACTTACCTATTTTTAATGGTGATATATTCAGTGTGATGTTGAGAAGGAATCTCCCCATAGCCAGATTTGAAAATAGTGATGATAAGGATGCGGTTCCTCTACAATACGACTTGTATGTTCAACGAAACGACCAAGGAAGAACGATTTTCTATTCTACTTCTAGTCGTATTCTTGAAGTACAGGATAATAGAGTATTCTCTAGCCCAGGTAAATTCAAATTGGGAAATGGTTATTTTGTTACCGGAAATCATTTCGTAGGAACTTTGGACAAACTCCTTTTGTGGGATCAACCAATCACCGATTTGGATTTTAATAATCACGTCAACGATTTAAATTCATACAGTTATAGTGGGTCAAATGCTGACCAAAGATTATTGGTTGCCTTATCGTGGAATACTCCGGAATCTTTATATTACAACATAAGTGGATCATCATCGGTTTGGATAGATAACCGTTCTCCATACTATGCATTGCCTAATTTTTATTCAAGTGAAAGTTTGAGTAGTTCTCTGGTTCCTAATTTGTATTCGGCGTCTGTTACAATTACAAATGACCGTTGGAGAAGTCATTTACCAAGTGGTTCTATACAAATGATCGGATATAATTTTCCAACAGTAATAAATCCAAATTGGACATCATCATTCGATTCTTCGTCTTGTTCTTATTTAAGTGGGTCAAAATTTCCATTTAGTTTTCGAGAGTTTATTACACAAGATGGACTAGACATATCTAAATACGGACCAAATAAATTTAAAAACGACAGAGTTTCTAAATTGGAATTGAATGTAGAAGCTAGATTAGATCCAAATGATAGGTCAACTACGACGAGTGATTTGTTTATTTCTCCGGATTCGAATTTGTTGGGATTGTTTATTGACCCACAAGATTCTAAAAACACGGATATGGCAAGATACCTTGGTAGTAAAGGTATAATTGAATTTGTTGCTGACCCTGAGAATCTTTATAAATCCAAATATTCGTTGTTGGTCAATAAGAATGTAGAATACAATAATTCCGGAGACAAAAGAACGTTGTTCAACGAATTGATTACGGTTTACAAATTTTTCTTTGATAAATCGGTATTTTCGGCCATCAAAAATGTTATGCCTGCTCGAGCCAATGTGGTTTCAGGTGTAATAATCGAACCTACCATTTTCGAAAGACCTAAATACCAAAATAAACCTATAACTTCCAGTATGGAACGGTCGGTGACTTTAGAAGGAAATCTTACTCGTGTATCAGGGCGTGCTACGAGACTTTCGATGTCATTACTTTGGGCCGACTTTAATACAGATTTTTCTCAGTCTTCACAGGCACTAAAAGATAGTCTTCCTGCTAACTATCAAGATGTCATTGATATAAAATACATAAATAATCCTTGGAGGGAGTTCCCTAGTAATTTTGATTCGAATCAAATTCCGGACGCTTATGACAATATTCAATTTACAATGTATCCTGATTATGAAAATTGTGCACATAGAGAAGTGACTTCTAGCAATGTAATAAAAGGATCATCAAGTCGAAGAAAAAATGGAGACGAACCAAAAATCAATGAGTCATTCTATATGATGAAAGTTTGGGAACGAAAGAGTGTTTACACAATGGATGGACCTTATAGCCATTCAAATGTTTTATCGGATAATAGACATCTTTCTTACTCTATTTACATGTATAAATACATCATGATAGATCAACCATTCTTGGATATGTTGGTTTATACAAAGACTAATGATGTAAGTGGTATAACTGATCCTTCTAGTATATTCTTTGCTTCACAATATACACATAGCATCAATACATTCAAAAATACACCAGACCAAACCATCAATATCATAAACGCGATAAATATAAATGGATTTAATCCAGCACAATTTGATTTGAATTTGAATAGAGATACAGATACCTATTTTGAAATAGTCAGTGGATATCCTAGAAACCATTATACTCATAAGAGACAACTTTTTTCTACGTCGAAATATTCCTCTGCCACGGCCACCGCTGGTTCCAGCTCTATATTTATTAAAGGTAGCCAAACTGTAGCAACCACCATAGGAGAAAACGGTATTGATGACGGTACCTTCCCTATCCAATCAATTAATGTAAATAATGTAAATATAGTTAATTCGGAAAACGTGATACAACAATAAAATGTATGGGAAAGTCGTATATTCCCAAAAAATTTAATGAAACCAAACTCCAAAAGATACGTATAAGAGTTAGAAAAGCTAAATTCGAGAGATGATATAAAAAGAATAAAGTTTCAAAGAATGAATGTGAAATTATAAAATGTTTATATTTATCTGGTAACACGAATTAAAGAATAACTACGGTCTGTGTGTAAAATTTTAAAAAAGATGGAGACAAAATAATTATATGGCATATTTGGATAACCAAACAATCACCGTTGATGCTCTTCTGACCAAAAAGGGGAGAGAATTGTTAGCACAGGATGGAACCGTCACTATTACATCGTTCGCCTTGGCCGATGATGAAGTAGATTATACACTCTATCAACCAAATCATCCTAATGGAAGCGCCTTCTACGACATTGCTATTCGTAATACTCCGGTTTTTGAGCCTGTGTCGGATGAAACACAAGTAATGAAGTATAAATTGGTCACTTTAAATCAAGGTGTCACGTCTATTCCTGTTATCTCCATAGCTCAAGATAAGATTTCTGTTCAAAGAGATTTTACTGGAGACATCATTATTTCTCCATCCACAAATCCCGCATACAATCTCAATTTGGGATATACTGCTATATTAGGAAACAAAAACGTTGGTGTATTGGTTGTTGAAGAATCCAACTCTATCAATTCGGTGTCTAGCACGATTCCTACTTTTGCTGGTGATATCAACACTACGAGTGCTCAAGTTGTTGTTGGAAAGAAATTCAGATTTTTACCAAATAGTAGTTTAGGAAAAACCACAAGCACGACTCTTACTATAATAGGTAATGAAAGCGGAGGCAGTATAAGTATCGAAGTTACCGTTACTGTCCCTACAAATACGGCATAATATAATAATTTATGATATTTAAGAAGTTTGAACCGACAGACATTGTTGCTGGTAAAACCAATAAAGTAGCCAGCGGTTTTTGGCCAAGTGGATTAACTAATTGGAGTGCCAGTAGTCTCGTCGATAACTATTTTTCGTTGACTCAATCATCGGTGACTCCTTCACCATCTTACGGTTCGTCTATTTATGACGTTCGTAGAACAATGTTTTATGTTGATGTTTTTCCTGATACCACATATAAAGCAAATAACGACCCTTATTTCTCGGTATCTTATGGACATTTTTATGGACAATTGGGAAGTGGATCTTTCAACTTAGATACAGGAAGTATTAGAGTATTCCCTACTAAAACCATTTATACACAATACAAAAATCTTTTATTGGGGACTGCAGACATCGATGGTCAATTCAGTTTCAAAACAGGAAGTTCTGGCGAAACAGTAAATGCAGACGATATTTTCGTTATTTCCTTTTCTTCATATAAAATGAAGGATAAAACCGATGAGGGAATTCTCGAAATATCCATTACTGGTTCCAATGGTGTATTCACCTTCCGTGATGACTCTCCTTTCTTAACACAACAATCCTCGGTGTATAATTTAATCACTGGTTCAATTGATGATTCTACAAATACTTCACCTTCATATCAAGGATTAGGACTGTTCTATCCGTCAGATGGTGTAGTCGTGTTTAATGCCAATAAGCTGAATGCGTTGGTTGGATTATCAAACATCAGCGGTTCTAATGGTGGAGTAACAACCTGTTTTGCCAATTATAATACCGGAAGCATTGCTTCGATTCAAGTTGCCAATCAAACCATTCAAACTACAGCCAATCACGAAGCTTTCTTCTGGGCTATCAATAACACATCAAAATTGATGAAGGTTCGTAAAACGGAATATGTTCCTTCAAGACATTATTTCGTTCGTGTAAAAAACAGGGATTTCAATTATTCAAATAATCCTACTTACGTGTATGACGGAACTGAAGATAATATTCATGCTAAAGGAACGATTCGTAATGAAGATTTTATATCAGACCCAAGAACGTATATTACAAGCGTTGGTCTTTATAATCAAAACAACGAATTGGTTGCTGTGGGCAAATTAAGCCGCCCGGCATTAAAAGATTTCTCTAACGAACTTCTAATAAAGATTCGGCTGGATTTCTAAATAATAAAAGTTATAAAAATCATTGGATGTCGTGAATCGGATATCAAAAAGACGCATATATTGTTCCGAAGACGTTCTTTCGATGATAGTTATTGTATAGTATGCTTAAGTCATTAAAAAAACATAACATATACACAGCGCCTTTCGTTGCGGTGAAAGACTGGAAATTATCTAATATTGATAATGACAGTCTTATATTGACTGAAGATGATGAAGGTGTAGATGTTGATTTCGTTGATTATGGTGATGGCAGCGGTAATCCTGTGCTTAATACCGAATGTTTAATTGCGTTGGAACAACAAGACGACGATAAATTAACATTTCGAGAAGGAAAAAAGGGTTCGGGCATTTTTTATCCAGACAACGAGCCTCAAAACGCTGATGGAACATTTCAAAGAGTAGTTTACGCTCAAATACAAACCACCTTCTATAACGATTATAGAAATCCTACACAAATATGGGGATTAGAAAATATCGATTTTCCAAAATCTAAGACGGTAAAATCTCTTGCGGATACAATGAGAATATTCGCTGCTCCTACTCGTGTCTTCGGAGAAAAAATTATAGAAAATACCGTAGAAATCATTGATAATTCTCTGGATAATAAATTCAGTATTTCTGATGACGGAAATAACAATCTCTATGCTAGTCATGATATTTTTTCTAAATTTCAAGAAGTTGGAGGGTTCGAAAATGAATTTGCTACGGGCAGCATAGATAACTGTGCCGCTTATTTCAATTTTTCTGTTCCTGAATTGCCTGTAAGTTTGAGTGCTTCCTCTGGTTCTGCTGTATTAAATTGGTTAAATCCATCTGCTTCCTCACTAATACTGGGATATGGAATAGAAAAATCTTTGGATTCTGGTTCAACTTATTCATTATTAAGATTGGTTTCCGGAGATAGAGTCACCACGGGGTCTGTAGATACGGATGTGTCTAATAATAACACTTATTACTATAGGGTTTATTCATTTAATAACTTTGGATCTTCGGGATACAGTAATACATCCAGTATAACATTTGCCGACATTCAAATCGCTGCTCAAGCCGCCTTGTTATTGTGGGCTGATGCAAATGATATTACCGGTTCTTCCGATGGAGACTTTTTAAGTAGTTGGAGAGATAAGAGTTCATTTAATTGGGCCATCACAGGGTCTTCAACTGTAACAACAACTCGACCTATTTATAAAACAAATCAACTCGGTGGAAAGCCAGCCGTCAAATTTGGTTCCGGAAGTTTCTCGGTACAAAAATTTATTCAAGGTTCAACTACAATGTCATTTTCTTCGTCGGAAATGTTTATTGTATTGAGATCTTCCACAGATCCAAGGCCAGGTGCTACTTTTAACGGGCCGCTTACGTTTAATACAGGTGGAGATATGGCCTATCCTTATATTGAGAACGTATTAGTCAATCCAACCGGAGGAGCTAGTTTATATGATACATTCGGAACTTCTAATAATCCAGCCGTGCATAACAATATTAGAAAGCCAACATACATGTCCGGAACATTTAGAGTCATAAACAGTGTATCAGAAAATGCACACAAAGCTCTTTATTATGACGGAGAACTTATATACAGCAGAGATATAAACTCTGTAGGAATTGGAAATCCTGGTAGTCATAGTATTGGAGATTCATTATCTGCATTACGATGGCCCGGAGATATAGCAGAATTGATGATCTATACCCGTTCATTAACTGCAGCAGAAAGATTGCAAAATAATCAATATTTAGCAAGTAAATATGGAAAAACATTTATTGTAGATACCGCATCCTATAGTCCATCAAGTATTCCTGGAATTCAGGGTTGGTGGGATGCTACACAAATTACAGGTCTTTCAGGTTCTCAGACCATAAGTGGAACGATTGATAGAAGTGGTTATAATAGAGTATGGACTCAGTCTGTGGAAGCAAACAGACCCACATATATCACCGGAGCGTATCAAGGCAAGCCGGCAATGAGATTTACAACTACGCGATATTTTACCACATTCGAATTCACTCGACCGGTGAACGGACAATTTACATTAATTGCGATATGTAAACCAACCGCAGCAAATAGTTCGGTGGTCGGCCATACGGTAAATAGTATGCAATTTAGAGTGGGTCGTGGAGGCGCCAACGTATTGAATTTCTTCCCAGGATCTGCCGAAGCGGTTTCTATTGGATTTACTCATCCATATCAAACATTACAGATGAATGTGTGGCAAAGAACCGCCGACGGAACTTCTATAAATTTCTGGCAAAATGGTACATTTGATGAATCTGGTGGTGGGGGTAGTACCGGAGCATTAACTTGGAATGCAGCCGGATTTTCTGCGGATGGCGTTCCTTTTGTGGGTGATATTACCGAATTGTGTTGGTACACACAATCATTGAGTAGAGAACAAATATTTAAATTATACGAATATTATTTTAGAACCAAATGGGGATTACCCGGAACTACTTAACAACTAATGATATCAAATATACATAATGAAGGTTACGGATCAACTGTAACATGTTATGACCGATGGGTTGTGGTTGGCGACCCAGCCACAATTCGGTGGTCATCGGTTTCTGCAAGTCTTTCTCAAACTGGTTCTTTAGAAGTATTCAGATATAATCTTAATAGAGACAGCCACGATTTTAAAACTCGTATTTTTAGACCGGTATCTTCCAATGAATTCGTTTGGTTGACATCTGAAGTGGATCAAATTCTTCATACTGAATTAACCGGAACAGTTCCTATAACTTCTGATTTTGATATTGTCGTTGACCCAGGAGCATATTTTACTGCTTCGGAAGATGATTATGGTCATGCTATAGATTTGAATAGGAATCTATTGATTGCTGGTAATAGATTCTTTAGAAGTGAAATTAGAATCGGTACTGCGTCATTTGTATTCAGTGGTTCCGGTGAAGTATCATTATTCGATTTAGCCAAGTTAAATTTGGATCCATATATTGCACATGAATCCCCTTATATTGTATCAGTAACTACTTCTAGTACAACTGTAGCCAATATCACCGCATTTATTCCTGGTTCACAAGGATATGGATATGCGGTATTAGAAGGAAGATTTGTTACTTCTTCTAATCCATATCAAAAATTACAGACGCTTCCCGTTACCAGTGATGGAGGATTGATAACGTTTATCATATCTTCAGACAGTACAACAATCGGCTACATTGTAACTGCATCACTAAATACCAGTAGTTTAGTTACACCAAATATTCGTGTATCGGGAGTTATATCTACCAATCCATATCTGATAACAATCAATAATCCAAATCCATCCATTACAGGTTCTTTTGGTTATTCGGTCGCATTAAATGATGAATGGTTAGCCGTCAGTTCCATTTATGAACTCAACCAAGTCGGTGCCGTTTACATGTATAAGAAAACCGGCGGACCATTTGGAAATGATGCCTCTTGGTCATTATATCAAGTCATCAGCGGAAGTTCTATATCAGGAATAGGGTCTAGGGATTACTTCGGACACTCAATTGAGTTAAACAAAGCTACCGGTTCTTTTACTGGAAGTATGATAATAGGAACATTCAAGCCTAGTGCCTCTCTTGCCTATGTCTATGAATATACAACGGCTTCCGGATGGCAACTACAGTCAATACTATCTCCGGACCTGTCTTTGTATCAATTGTCTTTTGACTCTGTTTATCCACAAATTTCATCTTCATATACGAGTTCACGAACGGATTTGTTCGGTTATTCTGTCAGTATTTGGGGAAACACTGCAGCGGTTGGTGCCCCAACAGACAGAATTATTTTTGAGTATTCCGGTTCGTCGGCTTACCGACAAGGTTCGGTGTATATTTTTGAACGTTGTGTAGATAGAAACAAAGGATACTATTTGGTAGAGAAATCTTATGGGAATACAGACACTATCAAAGACAATAAATTAGGATGGTCGGTGGATATTTGGGGAAATTATGCTGTAGCAGGATGTCCCAAAGCCAATCTAAATGGTATGTCTCTTTGTTATTTACGAGGATCGTTATATCAACAACATTTTTGTGGAGATGACAATGAAAGTGAAATCAATGGACAATTTTTGTTGTTTCGAAAGAATACGTCATCTATAGATTGGGATTTAAAAAATGTTTATCAAGTCAAAAAACGATTTTTGAATCCATTTAGAAGCTTTGGATATGACGTTGGTATTTGTGAAAGTTTCATAGCATGTGGGGCCCCAATGCCTATATCAGGTTCAGATAGAACCGTTGACATGAGCAGCAATTCTGGTAGTTTTACGGGAAGTGTAAGCGATTTGGGAGATTTTTGTGGTAAGAGTTATATCTACAATCTTCAAAACTTAAAGGAAAAATTCTACGTTGGTAATGTATTTTATAGGAACGGAAAAATTGTAATAATGACTTCTGGTTCAGCTTTCGATGGATTGTTGTTGAGCACAGTTCCTGGTGAAGTATATGAATACACCATCAATTTCAAATCCAAACAAACTTTGTATGAAAAACAAGTTGTATGTCCGGTCGATCCAGGAGAATTCAATGTTAGCACCAATCCTACATCATTCGAATTCATTACATCCTCATTTGATATTAATAAAAATGGAGTATTTGATTTTCAAGACGCGGATGTTTTGTTGAGATACATGCGTTATAAGACTACGGAATTTTCTGATTCCACAGATACTAATTGGTCTTCTTCGTTGTTGGTGGATCCAGATACCGGTGATGTTATCAATGACGAAGAAAGTCTATACAACTTTTATTCGTCGAGTTACAAAGGAACCGACTTCTTATTCTCTCAAAGTTTTTCGATGATTAATGACAACTACTTTGATGATTTGGACTTTAATCAAGATAATAAAATTGATACGAATGACATGAATATTATGTGGAAGTATTTTTCTACCCGTCTTACACAAAAGAATTACGAAACATATATCACACCCAATTCAGAAAAACGATTCTTGAATGAAATCTTGGATTTTATAGACGAAAGAACTCTGGTCAACGACCCTAAACAAATAAACAGCGACTTTTTAGATTATAAATCGTTATCTAAAGCCGACCCAACAGGGTCATATTTGACTCCATTTGTAACAACCATCGGATTGTATAACAATACGGATCTGGTAGCAATTGCTAAACTTGGTTCTCCAATAAAACTTATTCCAGACTTTCCTATCAATTTTATCGTGAAAATAGATTTCTAATCATATTTATAATTAAGAGGATAATATATGCCAACATCAACAAACAGAGAATCATTAACAACTACCTTAGAATCAAGGTATAAGAATCAACGTGCTGGTGGAGCGTATAACGCCAAACAAATTCCTAATGCTTTGGTGGATGATTTCTCGAATGAATTCGCTGACGGATTCACCAAAGGCGGACAAAATACTCATTTACCAAAAAGAGACTCTATATATCTTAGTGGATTCAGTAACAAGAAATATAAAGGTTAATTTTTGAAGTAAAAAGTTATGATTTTAGGTTTAGACGCCAGTACTTCAGTTGTAGGTTGGTCTTTTTCCGAGAATGGTAAAATTCTCGACGCTGGTTACATAGATATCTCCAAATTAGAAACAATCAAAGATAAATCATTCTTTGTCATTGATGTTTTAGAAAAAAATCCACTACTACAAAAAGTGAATTCTATTAATCTTGAATCTGCGTTGTCAGGATTTGCGGGTGGATTTACTTCTCAACAAGTTATCATCAAATTGACTAGATTCAACGCTGTGTTTGAATACATCATTTCAGAAAAATGGAACAAGGCCGTAAATTTACTCAACGTATCCACAGCGAGAAAAAAAGTATTAGGTAAAGCCAGAATCAAGGGGATGAACGGAAAAGATTACGTGAAAGAATTCCTTCCAAAAATCGTATCAAACATAAAACAATTTGAAAAGATCAATAAAATAGGTAATTGGGATAAAAGAAACGGAGACACATACGATGCTATCGTAATGTCATTATATGAATGATATCTATTATATAGGTGCTAACGCATTGCACGAGAGCGAACCTACAACAATAATCTGTGACAGATGTGGCATCAAGGTTCATGCATGTGTTTGGAGATCAAAAAAAGATAATACAATTCAAGTGACTTCCGGATTCTATGATGTAACAGGTCCTTATTGGAAACAATTTGCATTGTCCGGAGAAGAAAAAATTTGTGATGAATGCATGTTAAAAGACATGCGTTATCAAAATAGATAAAGTTATTTTAAGTTGACGGTCCGCTTCTTATTTTGTACCGTAAAAGATGGAGTATCAAAGTTCCAAAATTATAGAAATATTCAATCGATTATTGGGACAGTCGTGGATACGAAAAGGAATGACTCAGGCAATTTATAAATGCCCATTCTGTTCTCATCACAAGAAAAAATTAGAAATAGCGGTGGGTGGACCGGATTTAGGTTCGTATCATTGTTGGATTTGTGGTGTATCAGGAAAGACATTCAATACCTTATTATGGAAACTTCGAGCTGATAAAAATGTTTACGCGGAGTTGGCGAAATACGCAGGAAATAAAGTCTATAAAAATTTCGAATCGAACGACATCGTTCTTTCTTTGCCCAACGAATTTATTTCGTTGTCTAAACCAGGTATAAAAACATTTGAATATGTTAATGCAATATCCTACCTAAGAGATAGAAATATAACAAAGGAAGATATCATAAGATATAATATCGGTTATTGTGAACAGGGGGATTATAAAAATAGAGTTGTTATACCTTCTTATAATA